ATTCTTGAAGCGGCCCTTGGTCTGGCCTTGGCCGTCAGTGTATTCGCCAACCTTGACGACCAGATCGTATTTCTTACCCATTCACTCTCTCCTCAGTTAAACAGTTTGCGCAGCTTCGAGGCGCCACGCGGTGCCATTAGTTCGGCTTCATCGAGATAGCCGTTGTGTAGCTCACGCCACTCGCTGCGCTCTTCCGGTGTCAGCTTCGCAACGATTTCGCATGCGGCCTCGCACCATTCATCCCAATCGACCATGTCGCCTTCTTCCTGCGGCTCCAGAATGTCGATGTGGATTTCCGCCTTCTGGCGCGGCGCTGCCGTTGTCTTGGCTGCCAGCTTCTCTTCAAGGCTCTGCACCTGCACTTCTGCAGCTGGAGTTTCCTCGAAGTCCGTGATGTCGACTTCGCTGCCGGCATACTCGTCAGCTTCGATCACGCCTTCCGCCTGATTGTCCACGGCTACGGCGCGCTGCGCTTCGGTCGAGAGCGGCATATACTTGCTGGCCCGGCGGACCACGGTCTTGCGCCACATCTCGGCTTCGTCCGTCTTCCACGGGCCGACGACGTTGCCATCCTTGGTCTTGGCCGATGAACGATCGCGGATGGCAAGGATCTGTTCCTTGCTCATCACCTCGAACTGGGTCTCGCCGTTCTTCAGCTTCCATACGCAGTAGGCACCGACCATCGCGCCGCGATTGGACAGGCCGTGCTTATGGACGATGCTGGAGTCCAGACCTTCTACAACCTCGAACAGATCGTTCTCGTGAACCAGCCGGCTCTCGATCTTCAGCACCTCACCTGACTGCATGGCCAGCTTCATCAGGCCCTTATAGCGGGGCCGGAATTGCGCCACGTTCTTCTTCAGGCGGCCATCCCACACCTTCAGGATGTCTGCCTCACCCATGTTCTTGTTGAGGCTCAGGCCCAGTTCTGCGGCGCTCAGGCACGCCTTCAGGAGCGAGCCGCGATCACACTCCAGCAGGTCCATGTTGTCAGCCACGGCGGCCACGACGATGCCTTGGAACTTATCGACGGTCATGGCCTGCGGAAGCAGGCTGCGCAGGTGGCTCTCGCGCATGGCGAGTTCCTGCTTGAACCGATCCATCGGTTTGGCCGGGAGGTTACTTGTTTGCATTGGTCAGTTCCTCTTCGAGATCTTCGATCATGAGTTCAATCGCGCGCTCGACAGTGGCGCGCAGGGTGGGTTTGAGCGGGTGGCGCCCAGCCAGCAGGCGTAGCTTGCCTAGCAGTTCGCGGTTTACCCGCATCATCACGTCTTCTTTTCTCACTTTGATACCGTCACTTTCTTGTAGCCAGACCGGGATCCGTAGAACGTGCCGATCATCTGCTCCGTGATCTCGGTGCCGACCGACGCCTTCACGGTGCTGATCGATAGCTTGTGGTCACCGCACTTGACGACGGCCTTGTCCTGCGACGTGTTCATCTTCCCCATCGCCTCAATGCTAAGGGTCAGAAGCTCGGTCTTTGCTGCGTCCTTCTTGGCCTTGGCTTCCTTCTCAATCGCAGCGTTCTCCTGATACGTCTGGAACAGATGAGCATGCTCCGTGGTGAGCGTGACCTCAGACATAGGCACGAAGTCCAGCAGGCGCACGACGGCGTCTCCGTCCTTATTGAAGTCCACCGGTGGTTCTTCGCCAGACCGAACGCTGTCCCAGAACTTCGCGACATGAGATTTAATCTTCGAAATTATTTCCTCGCTGCGAGGAACCTTCATGCGGCGTGGCTCGTTCCGTATCAGCGCGATTAGCCAGCCATACTCAGCGTCAGTGCAGGCCATCTGATGCAGAACCTGCAGGACGTAGTTGTCTGGAGCGCAGGTGATCGTGTCACCTTCGTATTCCCAGCCATCGCCATGGGCCGACCACTTGATCTCGACCGGGTGGCCACCTTCTGTCTGAAAGTCCAGCGATGCGCCCATGCCGGGGCAGTCATCCGCCGTGAAATAATCGACGACCTTCTCGATCTTCATGTCCCAGCGGTGCGCCGCCCAGTTAGCGATGCCGCTTTCGAGGAAGGTACCAGCCTGAATAGACTTGTTGCCCGAGAGATCCTCGGGTGGAAGCTTGCCAGACTTCTCCATCCACACTTGCCAGAGCGTCGTGAACGGGGACATGTCGAAGAGGGCGGCGACCTCGCTGCCTCCAATATGTTGTGATCGTAAATCGTGCCAATGAATCTGGTCACGCACAGATAATGCTACCATGTATGCCTCCGGTATTGTTGTTGTGGGCTTACACGCATACCGCTGTCTGCGGATTTATGTCAAGCCCCTTGTAAACATCAGTGAGAGAGCGGGCTAAGATATAGATACCACCGCGTCTTTCCCATGCGACCTGCCACGCAGCTTGAACCTGACGCTGCTTGCCACGCTGTGCTTTCACCTCGATGGCGAACGCGCGACCCGGGGTGATGACACCCAGTAAGTCCGGGGTTCCCTCAGGCGCCGACTGAATCACGCGCTCTCCACCGTCCAGCGGGCGGAACTTCCCGACGTTGATGCGGAACATCATGATGTCCGCGCGGCGCCCTAGAGCGAGACGTATCTCAGCTTGGAGGATCGCTTCTTTCACTGGATCGTAACCCCTTCGTTATCACTGGTCAGGCATTCCATTGCGGAGTTAACCGCTGCAGCCATCGCCACGAAGCACCTGCTGGCATCCATCTCATCGATGCCGCGCTCTTCCTGCCATTCATCTAGCGCCCGCAGCAAACCAACTGACAGCGCGTGTATCAGCGACAGAGGGATCAGTACCGATTCGCGCCCTGCCCAGTTCCCATCGTCATCTTCCATATCGCAGTCCTCTCGCCTTCAGTTAGCCCGTTCGTAGTCTGAACGTCTCGCGTCCCCACCTTCTTCGCAATGCGCGCAGCCTCCTGCCCGCAGATGACATTGTATGCCCAGAGCGTCGGATTCTTATACCCACGCTTGCGCCCGACGCTAATCAGCACCTTAAACTTATTCTGAAGCATGCCCTCTGCCGTCGTCATGTCCTGCTCACCCGCGCGGGTGGTCATCACCAGATCGCCATCGATGTGCTTCACGGTGCGCGGCTTGACCGGATAGACGTAGTCACACACCGGGCAGGTCGGGCTCGGCTTATGCATGGCAAAGCAGGCGGTGCATGTCCGAACCGTCTCAGCCTTGTCCCGCTTGCCACGCCCCTGAACGAACCCATCGGCCAGCGTCCACTCGCGGTCGTCGTCAATGAACCCATGCCGTGCCGTGTTGCCGGCGTGATCGAGGATGATGGTTCTCTCCTTGTCAGGGTGTGGTCTAATCGCGCGCCCGCATTGCTGCAGATACAGCCCGAGAGACTTCGTCGGTCGCAGCAGGATCGCCACCTCGACGGACGGCAGATCGAACCCCTCGCTCACCAGATCGCAGCTGGTCAGCACCCGCACCCGGCCTTCCTCGAACGCCTTCAGCACGTTGTCGCGCTCGTCTTCTTTCATGCCGCCGTCGATATGGCTCGCGGCAAACCCAGCGTCCCGGAACTCTTTGGCCAGATTCTTGGCGTGCTTCACGCTCACGCAGAACGCGATGGCTTTCTTACCCGGCGCGTATTTCCCGTAGTGCTTGACCGCACTGCCGGTGATGACGGCCTTATCCATCGCGTCTTCGAGTTGCTTCTGCACGTAGTCGCCCATGCGCGTGCCCACCCCGCCCAGATCCGGCGCACTTGGCGCATAGACCACGGCGTGGGATAAGAACCCCTGAGCGGTCAATTCAGCCACCGTGGGGCCCATCACCATGTCGGAGAACATCTGACCCAACCCCTTGCCGTCGAGGCGTTCAGGGGTGGCTGTGACGCCCAATACGCGGGCGCGCGGGAAACCCATGACGACCTTGCCCCAGCTAGAGTCAGGCGTGAAATGGTGGGCCTCGTCGCCGATGATCAGATCAAACGGTTCGATGCCCTTGATTCGCTTCACGAGCGTGAACACGGAGGCCACGACGACGTTCGCCGTCGGCACGCCGCGATACCCTCCGGTCATCACCGCATGCGCCACGCCGACCCTCTTCAGCGCGCCACTGATCTGCTTCAGCAGTTCGCGGCGATGGGCCACGATCAGGATGCGTTTGTTGTTCCGGGCCATGCCGGCGGCGATGTATGAGAAGATCACTGTCTTCCCTGAGCCAGTCGGGCTGACCAGCAGGGTGTTCTTGTGACCCGCGCGAAAGCTATCGCGCACCGCCTGAACGGCGGATTCCTGATAATCTCGAAGTTGCATCGTATGTCCTTGTTTGGCAGACATCTTGGCCCGGTCTGCCAGCGGGGGGCGACGTGCCGACTCCCCAATATTGGAAAGTCTTCCCGGCCCGTCCAAGTCAGTCGCGCGTATCACGCATATTCGTATTCGTCATTCGCATGACCACACTTCTGTGGATCGCTTGAGGATTGGCCAGCCCTGATCGACGGTGAAGCTACGCTCTTCAAACAATAAATTGTTCGTCGGCACGATGGTCAACCGGTCGCCAGTAGTTCGGATGAACATAAATTCTTTGCCTTGGCTGGGCTCATGCGTGAACGGATCACCCTGCGGCACCGCCGTGAACAGATACTCACCGGTCTCGCCGCCCTTCACCTTCACCCGTAGTCCGTCCAGATAATCATAGATGAGCAGCGAGAATTTACCGTAGCAGTCCCAGATCTGCGCCTGCGGCAGCGTCCAGTCGGTACATGCCGGATCGGCGCTGAAGCTGATGGCGTGGGGCGGCAGGCCACGATAGAATGCACCGCACTCCAGCATGACGTGACATCCCCACGCGCGGCCCGGATGGCTGTGTAGGCCAAACCAAACAGCAGGCTCATACCCGGCGCCATGCTCACGCAGGAAGGAAGAGTCCACCCACACGTAATAGTGGCGCGGCAAGGATCCGCTTGAGCTACTCATGATTATTCGCCGTGGCTCACGCCCCCTCTCTTAACTTACTCGTAACGCCACACACGCACACCACCGTCGGCCAAGCGGACGATGAACTTCTTACCGTAGCGCCGACCTGCATGTGATGCAGTGCTGGTCATCGAGCGGAGCGGTGCGCCCTCGACGTAGAAGCTCTGCCCCACATCCAGCTTCATCCACGGATACTTCGGACGCCGGCTGCTCGGCTGGCGCGCTGCCGGGATTGCGTAACCATCTTCAACTTGGAATGTCATTCTATCCTCCGGTTTTTCATCTTATAAATCACGGCGATACCGCTCGTCTTTAACTATCACGTTTGCTTCATCACGTCTAATACCAAACGTGTATGTCAACTCATGCGGATCACGTTGCATCAGCATGGAATCAGACCATGCGCGCACCGTCTGGAGCGCAAGCTCGAAGCCCTTCGATCTCTTCTTCGGTTTCATAACCCTACTGGCCACTCATGTTTCGGCAGAAAGATCCCGCGTGACATAGACCCCTTGAAGCGGATCGAGTTTTCACTCTTCCGCGCACTCGGGTGGCGCAGCAACACGCCCGACCAGCCTTCGTAATAGACCGACGTCTGCATGATCTTGTTCAGGGCAGCGATGCTCTGGCCAATCCACACTCCGACCGCCAGCCCATGTTCGATCTCAACCTTCAGGCCGACGCGCGCCAGTGACTCGTCCGCAATCTTCAGGCCCACGTCTGCGTTCTCTTGCCGGGTGAAGCAGATCACCAGAAGCTCACCAATCGTCCGGTCTTGCACGCCGTGCAGGGTCTCAACGCGGATCGCACTCTGCACGATGTGGTCGAGCAGCACCCGGTCTTCGCGCTCCGCCTTCACCTGCAGGAACTCGTCGAGGTTCACCGTGTTCAGATACTTCTCGCACTGCTTCATGTCCAAACGCTTCGTCGA